TGTCTTCCTCTTACCAAAGCTACAGAGTTCTTTGAACCATGTTGAGATTATCATACCCGTATCAACTAGGACACCCAAATATTCGAACACTTCACATGATGCAGCAGTCTTTGAATACTGGAATTGCAGGCCATATTTAGCAAACTCAGCACGCATAACTGACAGCTTGTGCTTCACATCCACTGTTCCGGGCCTGAAGTATATCCTGAGCAATCCGTCATCAATATAAGCAGCCAGGATACCTTGAAGACCAATAGACTCTGTTGCAATCTCCATGACAACTGCCATTGCGGAGGACCAAAGAAAATTGAGGAACCCTTCGAAACCCCCTCTCACACCTGACATGGCATTCATGTAACCCCTTGTATTGTGTGCAACAACTGACGACCTAAACACGAGGTCGAGTCTTCTAAGCCAGTCTTCACCTGAAACCTCAGATAGAACTGAACCTATCTCCCTGACCAGTGACATTGGGAATTTCTTTGAGAATTCAGACATATCAAAGGAAATGAAGAATGTGTTTCTCTCACCGAGCTGTGATGGGTCAGAATCTAGTCCTGTATATGCGTTAGCCATCTCCTCAAGTTCCCTCCTTCGCGCAGGAAAAGTTTTGCTTATTGACACTCCAACATGCTTACCAAAGACTTGCCTTGTTAGCCTCTCGCTTGTCTGAGTTATGACCTTTAGCATTTGTTCTGCCATATAGAACATACGTGTGACCTCCTTATGTACCTCTCCAAGCTTAGGTTCCGTGAGGACAGTGTAAGATGCCTCAGGGTTCTTTAAGACAAATTCAGACAAGTCCTTAGATGGGATTGAGTCAATGTCGTCATATGATGACTCGAATTCCTCATGGATTTTGATGGTATTCTTGAACCTCTCAATGGCAGGCATCATTGCAAGGTTATCTGTTCCAGCAAGCCTACTCTCTGCGTCATTCACATTTCTAAGGAGAGATCTCATCTTTCTGTACTCTGCAAGATTCCTAGGATTACGTATTGGTTCCTCACTATTGATCTTAACCTTGTCAGCAGATGATTTACTAGAGACACTGATCTCACCCGTAACACATTCACGCATATTATCAACAGGCAAGAATTTGACACTATTCCATTTCGTGTAACCAGCACGAGCGAGCTCTGAGACCTTTGTGGATGATTGATTAACCGTTTGAGCAAATGTCAATGCCTGATCAGAGAGAGGGTCAATTGCAGCAACTCTGACATCATGTTTAGCAGCCTTCATGGACAAATATGCTGCTCTGCGCATTACTCCGGAAAATCTCAGAATTGAGTCAGGAGTAGCAAAGTTAGGGCTCCTAAGTCCGTCCATAGTATGGAAGAGTTCATCCATAGGTGTGTCTGGCTGAAGAACTAACTTGAAAATGTTTGAGAGATTTATTGCATCTCGATGGTTGTCGACACAGAAACTGATAGTCGATGCAAATACTGGACCAAGCTTTAGCTTTTCCCCGTCAAGCCCTAGTATATAGGCATCTGATGCAGGAATGCCCAAAAGAGATGATTTGTCACCTTTCAGGAACAGTATCTGTCTTGATGACTTAATTATCCCGCCGATTGAATTAGGGTACGCTGCCCCGATGGTGAGAAAAGGATTGATGAGGTTCATGAAACACCTTTCAGGGGTACCGACATAATTCAAAGTTGCAAGGCCGAGTGCTAAGTTTGAAAGTCCCTTGCAGAGATCGATAAGCCTGCCATAATGTATGTTTGTCATAACAAAGGCCTTGGGATCACAATCTTCTATCCCTACACTAACAATAACAACCGGCCCAACCTGGTAATATCTGAAATTTGACCTTTCACTATAACAGTCTGGTATTCCTATTTCACCATCTTTACCATTCTTCTTCCAGAGTGCTTTGAGTTTTGCTGCTTCACGATTGTAATCATCACGGTAATTTTCAAGTGAGGAGGCCAGTGACTGGAGCTTGCAGAAGATGTCGATAAAACCTGAGAATCTGGACGTAAGTGCCTCGTTTGACGTGATTGAGACCATCTTACCAAGCCTCAATGAGGTTAACATCATAGAGGAACTAGCAGATTGTGCTATATCCTTATGATCACCACGGGGAAGAGACTTGCCCCTCATTTGGTCAAGTATCAACCTCTTTGCAAGGACCCAAACTGTCTTGTTAGCAATAAGAACATCTCTCTTATGCTTCACTCCCTTCAAGCATTTTATTGCCTGCTCTGATATGGAAGATAGTGACTCAGAAAGCTTTGGATTCCTCATCGACAGCCGGTTCTGCTCAAGGGCTTCACCGCTCCTCCTAATGTACTGATAAGGTAGGTTGTCCTCAGTAATAAGAGAGGCAAGGCTCGAAAGGAGATGATCTGACGGGAGTAGTACTTGCGAAGTCATTTTGTTGTTTT